ATGAGCTAAGAAGAAATTTAAGGTATATCCGTCGGCTTATGCTAACGCTTGGCTTGTTAAAACATATAAAGCTAGGGGCGGTGGTTATGAGTCTTAAAAAATGGTTCGCTGAAAAGTGGGTGAACATCGGGAAGAAGAAAGACGGATCATTTGCACCATGCGGTAGACCAAAAGCGAAATTAACCTCTAAAGGCTATCCCAAATGCGTTCCAGTAGCTAAAGCAGCATCTATGTCACCTTCTGAAATTAAATCAGCTGTAACGCGTAAAAGGGCTAAAAAACAGGGAATTAAAGGCAAACCTACCATGGTTAAAACTTATGCACCTAGTCGCTCTAAACCATCACGTTAAAGTTTTAGGAGAGTCACCATGGCAAAATACAAAACCCCTGCTTGGGGTCGATCAGAAGGCAAGTCCAAAACGGGAGGCCTTAATCCCAAAGGAATTGCTTCCTACCGTAGAGAAAATCCACGCTCTAAGCTTGCTATGGCTGTAACAGAGAAAGACCCAGGGCCAAAAAGAGCAGCACGTAGAAAGTCTTATTGCGCTAGATCCGCAGGACAAATGAAGATGTTTCCAGAAGCGGCAGCAAATCCAAAATCACGTCTAAGGCTAGCTCGTAAGAAGTGGCGTTGTTAATCGGCAGTGAAAAGGATAGTCTAGCGTTTAGTCATAAGCCGAGAATGATGGCTGAAAAATTCAGTAATGCGCTAGATTTTTTACGACCTAGTTTATGCTTGATATCTACTCTTTAGCTTTTAGAGGTCAAAAAGTCGCCAAATGGTTTGGTAATAGAGTAGACTTTAAAAAGAGGCTACCAAACACTCAGCGTGATAGCCTCCCAAAATTTCAAAAAACAACCGTTTTATGTTTGTTTTCTTATTAATCAATCGGTTGATTGACAGACCAAATGTATCCAATCATACAAAAAAAGAAAACAAATAAAAAAAAAATAATCCAACCACTTTTTTCTGGATGGAACGCTAAATAAACGCCTAGGGAGAACATTTTAAATAATGAGTTTAACCTTAGATGTAGCATCTCTTTTAGGTTGCGTCAAGTCTTCTATCTTTTTCCCTGGGGCATCCCAGTTAACTAACGTTCCATTATACATAGCTGTAATTGCAGCCATATAAGGTTCTACCCATTCAGGCTTGAAAAGATCCCAGTTTTTTTTGAAATAAACCGTATCCTCTTGTTTTGGTAAGCTGTAGATAAAATACAAACACTCCTTCTGATTATCATAGTAGTAAAGATCTTGGCTCCAATCTGGCTCAGGCTTTGTTGACCTCACAAAATACCGAGTTTTGATAACGTTGGTATTGGTGTAGTCGTTTTTGCTTATCACCACGATGTAATAACCTTGGGGGTCATAGTTTCGATGTTCAGCAATTATCTTATCCATCATCTTTTGGTGATTCTTTTTTTTCTCATCTACTATCTCTTGTACTTGCAACCTTTCTTGAGTGCTATAAGCATTTGCTGATAGTTCAGAGATGTTGATTTCTTTGGTATTTTTTCTACCTTCTACGAGATCTATTTCTTTCATATCTTCCTTCAAAGCTAAAGATTATATAACAAAAAATTGACATAAACAGAATTGAAAAACTATCTTGAAAGTACTATCGGCTAGGCGCATCCTAGACTTATAGGCAGTAAAATCCATTCGCCAAGGAACAGCTCATGAATGACGAACAACCAATTGATGTGTTAGAACAAGAGGTATCACATCAGCCTCAAGAAGTTCAAGAGCCTACGCAAGAGGCTCAAGTTCAGGAATCTAAACAAGATCGGAACTGGAGAGAAATGCGTAAAAAGCTCGAATACTACGAGCAGAGATTAGAAGATTACGAAAAAAGACAGCCCTCAGCCCTCAGCCATCAGCCTCAGCCAGAAGAAGAGGATCTTGTATTAGCCGACGATGATATCGTCACAGCGAAAGACGTAAAGTTGCTCGCAAAGAAAATGGCTAAAGAACTCTACCAACAAGAAAGGGTGAAGTTTGAAGCGGAGACAGCAGAGGACAGGCTTAGATCAAAGTTTACTGATTTCGATGACGTGGTAAGCGAGGAAAACGTTAGAAAACTCATAAAAGATGAACCAGAACTAGCGAAAGTCTTAAGAGCTACTAGCGATCCTTATGCAAAAGGAGTTGCTGCGTACAGGTATATCCGCATGATGGATAGGGCACATCCAGAACAGGTGGATAAACAAACCATACGGCAAAACCTACAGAAACCGAGAACAACCTCCTCTTTAAAAGAAAGTGGACTTGATCACGCAGAAGAGTTTGCCTCGGGAAGAATGACGACAGAAATGCGTCAGAAATTGTATGAGGAAATGCGAGCATCTCAAGGACGACGCTAACTAATAAAGGTTAGATATGTCTATTACAACAACATCTACTCTGCCTCCACAGGTTCTTCTATCATTTTCGATGAAATTGCTCAGTACTCCTGTGCCTTATTTCATCCATACAGTCGGCGCGGATTATAGAACCATGCGGGCAAATGGTGGAACAACTCTGAGGATGACCAGATATAACCCATTGGCAGCAGCACTTGTGCCAATCGGTAATTCGGGACAAACTCCCCCAGCTCAACAATTAACCGCTGTAAACATTGACGCGGTTGTTGGATTCTATGGAACTTATGTAGAATTAAATGAGCAGGTAACACTTCAAAGACAAGATCCTGTCCTTAACGAAGCTGCGGAAAGGCTCGGTGTCAGCTTAAGACAAACAGAGGATGAACTTACAAGAGATCGTCTTCTTTCTACCATGTCACAGGTAAACTGTACTGGTGGATCAAACGGTGATAACCCCACAGAACTAACATTCTCCGACGTGGTGAATGTAGTTAAACAACTTCGTAGCAACAACGCTTACGAGTTTATGGATGGTATCATCGGAGAAAACCGTTTTGGAACAAGCCCAACAAGAGATGCGTACCTAGCGATGGGTTCGACTCAATTGCAAGGTCAGTTCGAGAACATTTCTCAATTTACCTACAAATGGAACTACCCATCTATCCAATCCACTATGCCATCTGAGTATGGTGCGATTGCGAACGTTCGCTTCTTGCTCTCCTCAATTGGAGCCAAGTTGCCTAACGCTTCTGCAAACGGTGCGGATGTGTATCCACTAATCGTAATCGGTAGAGAGTCCTATTGTATCGTGGAACAAGATCGTTATAGCTCTTCGTTCATCTATAGACCACCAATCTTCTCTTCACCACTAGCGCTTAACGCAACAGTGGGTTGGAAGATGGCCTATGCTGGTGTTATCACCAACGATGCCTGGGTGTTCCTACTTAACTCAACGCTTTCATAAGGAGATAGAATATGGCAGTATATGGCAGCTTTACCTCCGATGGCGTATCCGAACTATTGGATATCGTAGCGGGACCAAAATATCTAAAACTAACAAACACAAGTGCAGTAGGACAATTTGAGTGGTATAAAGGCTATGCAGCTGATACCGCTACAAACGTCGCTACAGGTGCTGCAATTTCCTCAGGTGGAGTAACAGAGTTTCTTTCCTCTGAAAGCAATTTTGCAGCTCAAAAAAGCATGAGCGCACCATTTTCTGCATCTGCAGGATTTGGCCAAACAACAATCACTGTTTTGAACCATGGTTATGTTGCTGGGGATATCATTAAGATCACCAACACAACAAGCATGAGACAAATTGCAGGGATGTTTTTCCAAGTTGCAATTGTAGTGGATGCAAACAACTTCAAGATCAATTTGGATTCATCTGCGTTTGCTTCACAAGCGACAGCAGGGGTTTGCCAAAAACTCATTGTTCCGCAACTGTGGCAACCAAGACAGAAATTCATTGTAGCAATGACCCTAGGTGCTACTACAACGATTAAAACATCTGTGGATCATGGTTATTCCGTTGGTCAATTGGTAACTCTTCAAGTCCCAGCGGACTTTGGATCAGTCCAATTGAATGGTCTAAGAGGAAGAATTTCTTCTGTACCAGCAGCTGATGAATTTGTGGTAGATATCAACTCATCCGCAGCAACAGCTTTCGCATTCCCAGTATCTGGTGCAGTGCCGTTTAGCTTTGCTCAAGTTGAGCCAGCAGGATCACAAACTACTTTAGCCCAAGGAAACGTAACTCCAGGAGCATCCGTTAACGATGGTGTTCGTGGATTAGCTCTAGGGCCAAACGTAATTGGTTCATCTGGTGATGAAATTTACTGGTATGCATTGACTTAAAAACACTAGGGGGTGGGTAACTGCCCCCTTTAACTTTAAAAGGAGAACTTATGACAGTTTCGGCAATCGTTCATAAAGAACACGATATCATCGTTAAATCAAACGCTAATCCCTTACCTACCGATGAGAAAAAAAGAAAAGAAGAACTGAATAAGCGTATGCAAGAGGATTTAAAAAAGTTCCGTTGCCGTTTTATTGATCTTCAAGCACCTATGAGTGGCTCTATTCAATACACTCTACAACTCTATCCTAATCAACCCGAAATTAGACAAAAGCTTCTATCGGGGAGAACTTACGATCTTACTAAGATGGAAATTAAACATTTGATGGATAGTAAAATTCCAAAATATGATTATGTAACCGATCCTGTTAGTGGATTACAAGTCCATAAACAAGTAGGATATGAAAAAAGATTCTCTGTAGAGATACTTCCTGAGGGGCTATGAGTGCAACGCTACAACAAATAAGGACAAAAGTTCGAAGAATTACGGCTTTAGACACTCCAGCTAAGCTTAGTGATGCGAACATAGATTTTTACGTGAATACGTTTTATCTCTATGACCTCCCCGAACAAATGAAACTGTTAAACCTCAAAGAGACCTACCAGTTTTATACCGAGCCTTTTGTTGCTAGCTACTCTTTCCCAAAGAATGACTATACACTTGTAGAGCCATTGATTCAGGTTAATGGCTATGAGACACAATGGTTCCAAGATCCTCTAATTTTTAATCGCACATTCCCAACACTTGATGTAACTCAACGTATCGGAACAGGGAGCGGTATCACAGGCCCATTTAACGCAACACTTGGCACAAGCCCAGTTCTTGCAGGTTATACGAATGGTGTTGGAACAATTGTTTCTAACGTAATTGTTGCTTCTATTGATATTAACGGAGACTCAATCGTTTTAAGGGATAATGGTCAGGGAGCATTTTTAGACTCTAATGGAGCAATTGTACCCTTCTGTACGATCAACTATCTAACAGGCGTAATTGGTATTGTTTTCCCTATTGCGATTCAAAGTGCAGCAGATGTGAATTGCACCTACTACAGCTACAGCGCTACACGACCTACGTCGGTTTTATTCTTCGAGGATACGTTCACTTTTAGACCAATCCCAGACCGCGCCTATATCGTAAATATGAACGTCTACAAGAAACCTACTGAACTTACGAACCCTACAGATGAACCCGTATTTAATGCTATGTGGCAACTTCTTGCATTTGGAGCAGCTCAGAAGATCTTCATCGATACAGGAAAGTTAGACCAAGCTCAAGCATATCAACCCTATCTAGAAGAGCAAATGGATCTTGTGAGAAGGAGAACATTAAATCAGCAAGATGTGCAGAGAGTAGCAACGTTATACTCTGCTCAAATGACAGGACAATTTAGTAACAATAACTTTTTCTTTTAGGATGAAAGTATGACTTACACAACAAATATCCCTCTTTCAGCCCAGAAAATTAAAAACACAACATCCTTGATTCGAGCAAACTTTGACAACTTAGCTGCTGGATTATCAAACGATCATGCTGATATCAATGATCCAACCTCAGGAACAAGACTAACACATGACAAAGTCAGATTGAATGTTCAAGCTGTAGGGCCCTCCACAACAACGACACAAGTTGCGTTATATGCTAAAAATGTGACAGCTGGTGGAACACCATATCTAGAGTGGTTTTTTAGAAGGGCTAACAATGGAAGTGAAATACAATTAAGCTCTGGAGGACTTACACCTGCACTTTCTGGTAGTGGTGTAGGAACACAGGGATATACATTTTTGCCAGGTGGTTTGGTATATGTTTGGGGTCATGTAGCTGCTTTTGTTAATAACGTAGACCAAACATTTCCACAAGTTGGCGGAATAAATGTAGCAAATATTTATCAATTAACATTACAAGTTGCTCCACCAATTACAGTACCATTAGGAAATAATGCTGCTTTTATATTTGTTGAAAACATAAACAATGTCCCTGCATTAGGAACTTTTAAACCAAGATATTTAAAAGTAAACGGTGATAATGCTTTTGCATGCCCCACGTATTATCAAGCAATCGTTGAGTTAGCTCCATGAGTGTAAATAATCTCGTTATCTCAGATTTCGCAACAGGATACCAAACAAACATCGCCCCAGCGAAGTTGTCTAACGATGCATTCCCTACACTTGAAGACGCTCTTATATGGCGTAATCGTTTAAAGCAAAAAGACGGTGTTAAGTTAGTTGGTAGATTAAGACGTGAAATTGAATTTACGTTGGGTTCTACAGATGGAGCAGGGGCGTTTAGTGGGAATATCATCACGATTGCCTCACTTGAAACAACTGCAAACTTTGAAGGAGAATCCTTTAGCATCGTCATAGGTGCTGCTACTCTTACCGACAATGGCCTAGGTGTTTTGGCTGGTGGTGGAGCAACAGGCACAATCAATTACGCCACAGGTGATATAACAATCGCTTCAGCTCCAGCAGCAACGTATATTGTCGCTACATTCGCCTATTACCCTGGCTTACCCGTAATGGGGTTACCTAACTTTGATACCACTCAACTGAACATTGAAGAGAACCTCGCATTCGACACTAAGTACGCCTATAAGTTTGTAACTACACAATACGAGGATGAAAGCTTTTACAAAAGCACAAGCACTCCAAGGCCAGCAGTAACCTGGACAGGTGCAAACTACCAACAGTTTGACACGTTTAACTATCGTAATGTTCTTTGGACTACGAATAACGTTCCTGGACAACATGTAATTTCTGTAACTGTTTCGGGTTTTGTTTCACCTACAGTAACTACCACAGCAGCACACGGTCTATCGAATGGAATGGTGGTATCGTTTGTTTCCTCAACAATAGTTGCTGGAATAATTGCTTTCCCATTTGTAATCAGCAATGTAACTGCAAACACATTTGATATCAGCCCAGCCACAGCCCCCGGCCCAGCCATAGGTGATGGAATTATGGTTGTAGGAGGTTCTTTAACTGGAACTGGAGACGGCATTCGCTGGTATGATGGAACAGGATTTGTAAACTTCCAACCACCTCTCAATCTGAACGCAAATCCAGCACTTGCAGACATAGTGTATCTCAGGGGTGCTTTAGTTGGATGTGTATTCAAAGACCGAACCATTTTCTTTAACACCGTTGAAGCAAAACAAGGCGTATCAAATGTAAACGCCCAAAGATATCCACAACGGGTGCGTTGGTCACAAAATGGAACACCTTTCTGGGGACAAAACCCAACGGGGCAAGTAGTAGATCCCTACTCATGGGATGAAACTAAACCAGGTCGGGGAGGATATATTGATGTCCCTACCAACGAGTTTATTACGAGCATAGCGCAAAACAAAGACGTAGTTTTGATCTATTGCGAACGATCTACATTCCGTCTTGTATATACAGGTAATGAAGTCCTGCCATTTGTATTTCAAAAGATCAATGACCAGTTAGGTGTAGAATCTACCTTCTCCACGGTGCAGTTTGATAAATACGCTATGGGCTTTGGTCAGACAGGAGTTCATGAATCTACAACTACTGACATCCTAAGAGTAGATGAAAGAATCCCATCAGAAATATTCAAGATCAAAAATACCGATTTTGGCCCACAGAGAGTTTCTGGTAATATCAACTACTTCGAGGAAATCGTCTATTTTGCTTATCCCGATGCAACAATTACCTCTTTGAATAACGAAACATTTCCGTATCCCAATAGAATTTTGGTCTACAACTACGTCAACAAATCGTTTGCAAAATACCGAGATAACGTCACTGCCCTAGGTTATTCTTATTTGAAGATTGATCAATCCATTACTTGGAATACAGAGATTACATGGGGTGAAGCAGATTTCGAATGGGGATCCGCTGAGCAAATAACAGGCTACCGTAATTCTATCGGAGGAAACCAAAAAGGGTATGTATTTGCCTTTTTGCTAGGTTTAAATGTTAATGATGCACAACTCAACATCACCGCTGTAAACAACACTACAGGTGCACTAACTGTGACAGATCACGGTTTTGATGAAGGAGCAGCGATAAGAATTACTGGATGTGTAGGGACATCAGGTATTAATGATTATAACTACATAGTTTCGATTATCGATAATGATACTGTAACCGTTACTAAAGCGGATGGTTCGCCTCTAGGCTGGAGTGGGACATATCTTGGTTTGGGACAGATTACAAAAATTATTGTACCAAACGTGGTCACCAAAGATTTCAATTATTTCCTGCAATCCCCTATCTCAATAAGAATCAACGAAATCGATTTCTACGTAGCCCAATCAAGCGGTGGTTCATTTGTTTGTAATATATACGACAACACCACACTCGGTAACCCCATCAATGGGGACATTACTACGAACTTAGGTACCGTTACCACAATTAATAACATCGATTATTCTGATAGCAACCTTGTATCAACAGCCCCCTCGCAACTTCTTATAGGTAATCAATCCCAAGAGTATGTCTGGTCAATACTGCAAAACAGCGTGCAAGGACAATCTTTAAGAATGCAGTTAACTTTGGACACAAGACAAATTGCTAATTATGCCACAGAAAGCTACGCACAGATGATCATACAGGCAATCGTGATCCAATACACATCAAGTGGTAGGTTAATCCAATGACGATTAACACAACTAACTACATCCAAGCGTTCTTGCCGAACTCTGTTGATTTCACAGATAACCCTAAATTACTCCCCGATCAATTGACTCTTATTTATAGCTTGATTGCAACCGCTGTTAATTTGCGTCAGATTGGATTTTATTTGTCAGAAGAGCAAATCACAGGCCAACAAGTTTATATTCCAGGTAACCCCCAAAGAAACCGTTTTGCTTTTAGAAAAACATTTGAATGCGGAACGTTACCGAACACAGGAACAATTACCATCGCTCACGGTATTGATTTTACAAATACCGATCTCGAATTCTTAAACATCTATGGAGCATCTACACAACCTACAGTTGGTGCCATACCTCTACCCTACGTACAAGCTACACCTCAAGTGCAATTAGACCTAACAGCGACAGACATTGTGATCACAACCTTTGGCAACTACACAGCCTATACCAAGACGCTTGTAACAATTGAATACGTCAAAAATGCGTAAACTAGTCTAAAAAAAATAAAACTGTCATTGTTATAAATAAAAGTTGAGGTCTTATGTCCATTGCTGCACCAGGGTTTCAGCCTGGCGGTTTAACTAGCCCCACATTCACACCCTCAGGACGGGGAGGTTTGAGAGATTTTCTTTTAGGTACACCTGAACAATTCGTGCGTACACCTGGTCGTGAAATGCTTTATGAGCAGATGATCAGAGGTTTAACGCAGAACTTACCTCGTGGATACGATCTACTGAGTACACTTCTAGGCCCAGAATCAGGACTCTATAGCGAATTTGAACAACCAGCAATCCGCATGTTCCAAGAAGAACTCGTACCAGAGCTAGCAGGACGCTTTACAGCTCGTGGAGAAGGCGGGCAAGGGTCAAGTGCTTACCAACAACAAATGCAAGCGGCAGCAGGCCGTTTAGCACAGGATTTAGCAGCACGTAGAACAGGCATGAGAATGTCAGCACTAGATCAACTCTTTTCACAAGCTGGGCAAGTAATGGCAGCAAGACCTTTTGATCTTATGCCACGTAGACCAGGTGCTTTAGAGAGTGGAGCTTTAGGATTGTTGCAAGGTGTAGGTAAAGGCATTTCAAGATTTGGCGGGGTATAGCATGACACCGAGCGTATTAGGAGGCCCTCTAGGTTTCCAACCACAGTTTACACCAACAGGTCGGGGAGGATTCTTTACAGGATCACCTGAAATGTACGGTAATATTCCTGGTCGTCAAATGTTGTATGGGCAAATGGCGCAAGGTACTTTAGGTGCATTTCCTGGAGGATTTGATTTCATCAGCAGACTACTTTCTGGAGATCCTGCACTTTTGCAAGAGTTAGAAGCACCTTTAAGAAGACAATTCGGTGAACAAGTAATACCTGGTATCGCTGAAAGTTTTACCTCCATGGGTGAAGGAGCACAAGGGTCTAGTGCCTATCAACAACAACTAGCTCAAGCTGGTACTGGATTGGCACAACAACTAGCTGCACAAAGAGCAGGTCTAAGACAAACAGGACTGCAATACCTTCTAGGACAAACACAACCAGCATTAGAACAAAGACCTTTCGATATAGCTCCCCGAACACCAGGATTTTTAGAAAGGCTACTAGGCGGTATAGGAGGTACCTTCTCATGAATATTTTAAATCTACCAGCTCCCACAGCAGGAGCAGAGTTTGGACAAGCATTAGGTGAGTTGCTAGGTCAAGGTCTTAGTACTGGTTTGGGTGTATATACACGAAATAAAGCAATGGATTATCTAAATGAATCCTTTCCAAGAACAGAAAATATAGATGGTACAAACGTAGAAGGCCCACAATTCTACACGCAAAAAGACAGAGAGCAAGCTATACGTAATGCTCCCTTTTATCTTCGTAGCCAAATCAATCAGCTGATGGAACAACGAAATCAATCTGCTGGTCAAGAGATTGAAAACGCAAACATTTATAAGAATTTAGCTACAGAGATCCTAACACAATTTTATCCAACAGCAGACCCACAAACACAACAGCTATTTGGAGATAGGGCGATAAGACTATATCGGCAAGGATTAAATACTGCTCAAGTAAATACCATTCTAACTCAAGAGGCTAGAAAATTGGGTGATAGTTTAGCGTCGTTTGCAAAATCCCCAGAAGTTTCGTTCAATCCATTTAAAAGAGCTTATGAAACTGTTAAAGGCACTTTTATACCTCCTGAACAACTCAAAGAAAACTTATCCAGTTTTGCAAAGCCATTTATCGAATTAGGCGAATTTGATGTGTTTAGACGTTTAGGAAGTGAGAAGAATTTTCGTCCTGTAGAGGTTGAAGAAATTCTAGGTTATAAAATTAGTCCTCAAGTAACAAGTTATCTAAGTAAAGAATTAAAAAATTTGAGACCTGAAACTTTAGAAAATCAAATTGAAGAAGTTTTCAAAATTGATCCGAATACTAATGTTGTACTTCTTAGAGAAAAGTTTGTTAATACTGGAAAAGTAGGTTTTGCGGATTTTTTAAACGCTGTAAGTAAGTTGCAAAATGAACAAAGAATTAAATTAGAAAAAGATCAAAGAAACCAACTGGGAGTTGTACAAAGACCAGAAAAGGATATATTGAGGAAGGCTAAAGAATTTTTAGTGGAATCACCAAAACTTTTCAAACCAGGCGTTTCAATAGGTGTTGGTGGCATGTTTAGAGGTAAAAAATGATGCAGTTAATAAGGTATCTACCAATAATTTTTGATCTTCTCAAAAAAGGGAATGATGCAAAAGACATCCTCACTAATCTTGGGAAATCAAACACTAAATTAAAAGACCTCAGTTATTTAGGTTTGACTGGCACCAACGCGTCCAAAACTCTTCAACAGCTATTTACAAATACGGAAAAAGATAGAGAAAAATATCCTCAAGAAATTTTTAACACAAAATTTGGTGATTACCTAAATAGCATAGAATCAAAAAGCAAGAAAGACTATAAAAACGCTGTTAAAAACATAGCTTCAGTGGGATTAGCTGCTTATGGCCTCACAAAATTAGGTCAAAAGTATCCAGTACCTGATATTCAAGTTGAAGAAACTATTACAACAGAAGAGCCACAAGCAACTGTAGCGCCACAACAGTTAGCGCAACCAGTTACACCACCTCAACTACCTGCACCCCCTGAAGTTGTTAGAGCACAACCTGGTGAAATCATTACACCTCCTGTGACTCCTGAGCAAAGAGGACAAATCAAAAGGTTTGAAGCAGCTCAGCGTTTACAACCAGAAATGACCATGGCAGAAGCTAAAGCACCATCTGTAAGCCAGCCCTCAGCAATCAGCCCTCAGCCCCCAGCCCCTCAACCACAAATTGAATCTAAGCCAATTATTTTTGAAACTGAGTTATTTAAAAATCGGCCTACTCCTGCAAATGCGATAAAGCAAGTTGTTGACCAAGGATTTAGTGAAAAATCAGTCGAAAGATTTGTGGATAAGAACTTTGCCGAATATGCAAAACAATTCAAAATTGAGACAGGCAAAGACATTAAGCAAGAAATAAAGGATTTGATTGCTTCTAAAGGTAAATTCAAAGCTCTAACAAAACCCAAACAACTGTTTACAAGCAAACAAGATAAAGAGTTACAAGATTCTGGACTCAAACCCAAGCTAAAGCCTATGAGAAAAAAACAACAAATGGGCGACTTCATGAAACAGGTTCAAGACTCAGCAAGACCCACAGAAAGCCTTACCGCTCCAACGGATAGGCAAGCATTTATGAATTCTATGTTAGAACTGCAAAACCTACTTAGAGGTTCCTAATGGTAGATCTGAAGCCAATACTAGGTAAACTCATAGAACAACTCCCATCCGTCATCAATGAGTTATCGCCTGAAGAGTTCAAAGTAGTACAAGATACCCTAAATCTTGCACGAGAAAGAGTTTCCGAGGAATTGGTTTCAGAAGAAGATCGCATTCCAAAAGGTGCTGAATTTCTCTATTTATTAGCAGGAGGAGACCCCAAGGCTTTTGCAAAATACGCAAAACAAGTCCCTGACGCAAATATCAATCGCATAGCTGCAAATAAAACAACCCTAGAAAACGCTTTAAATAAGCTACAAGGCAGTATTCAGATCTCAAAGGGTGAAGAGGCAGGTATACCACAAGCAGGCCTTCAAAGCTCAACTGTGTACGGTTTTAAATACAGCCCAAAAAACAAAAGACTGTTTGTAAAGTTTCAGGGTGATGGAGTGTATAAATATGACAACGTACCTAGTAATATCGCTAGGTTATTTATGAATGGGGCCGCTATGGCAAAGACTACAGGATCAAATCGTTATGGTGCTTATTGGCGTGGAAAAAAACCTAGTCTAGGAGCTGCATTAAATCAACACATCAAAAACTTAGGTTTCCCTTACCAAAAAATAAGTTAAGTCATAAGTAGCCAAAAGAAAAGATGTTTGGTAGATTTCTATTTAATATTTGAACGGCCTAGAGCATGACAATCAACCCATACCCACAGTTTATCAACCGACAAGGCGGATCGGGGACTAGCAATGTGACATTTATTCGTGGTTCTGGGGCACCAGTACCAAAAAATAAACAACCAGCTGGCACACTCTACTTTGATACTGTTAACCAACTTTGGTACATCAGTTGTGGCTATTTTCAAGATCCGATCATAGGTGAATTCACGCTCTGGCAAGTGATAGGCAACCCCGCATTGACCATACCCATCCCAATCGCATCAGGGGGTACTGCTAGCACCTCTTTTAACATCAATGGCGCAGTAATATCGGGGAGTACAACGACTTCACCTCTTACTTCTTTGACGATGTCTAACGGTCAGTTATTGATCGGGGCAACGGGAGCAGCACCAGCAGTATCCACGATCACAGCGGGAGCAGGTATCAGCGTTGTGAATGGGGCAAACAGCATAACGATTTCCGCATCCACGGCGACAGTTATTTGGAATAACATTAGCGCCTCACAAGCTTTAGCAGTAAATCAGGGGTATTTTGTAGATGCGACAGGTGGTGCTATATCTCTATCATTGCCCGCTACTGCGAGTGTGGGAGATACAATTAGAGTTTATAAGGTAGATTCAAGCGTTAACCAAGTTAAAATTACCCAAGGTGCAGGTCAGTATATACAACTAGGATCTTCAGCATCAACAACGGGAGTTGCTGGTTACATTGAAAGTACAGCGATAGGTGATACCGTAGAATTAATTTGTCAAACCGCAAATACTGGGTTTAAAGTTGGCTCCTCGATGGGTAACTGGACAGTAGCTTAAATTTGGAGACATTATGGCAGATACAAATAGACCATTAGGGCAACTAGATAACAACTATCGATTAGATCCAGATTCATTTAATGAAGAGTCGTTTAGAGGTGATTACGATGGTAATAACAACCTGATCTACAAAGGATTGGCTAAACCTGGTAGCAGTACTGCATTAGCTGTATGGCAAATTGCAAAGTTGGCTTATGACGGAAACGATAATTTGCTTTCGATTACATGGCCAGAAAATGCAAACGGTGTCGCATCCAGCACCTATGATTTTATCTGGGATGATAGAGCTACTTACACATATAGCTAAGGGAAAGTTATGCCATTCAAATTCAACCCCATCACAACAAAACTTGACTTAGTCGAAGATTTTGTCGTTCCACCAAGCGCACAGCAAGATTTCGTTACCGATGCAGGAACGGCGACTTCAGTAGCTGATAGTATAAATGTTCTTGGCGGTGCTAATATCAACACAGCTGGAGCAGGTGCAACGGTCACAGTTGCTCTAGATAGTGCCGTTACAACAACTTCTTATGCTACTGCGAACGCTGCATCTGGATTGACGATTGAAAACAATACAGTTACGGCAGACGGTACAGACGCAAACATTGATATTGGATTGGTTGCAAAAGGTGGACAAGGTGGAGTTTACTCCCCGACACATTTAACCATAGGACGTAGTGCGAGTGTATCACAATTTTCATTAGCGGGTGTAAATACTGGGGTATCACTTTTAATCGATAATCCAGGAACTACCGACGCGCTTGGTATAAGCGAATTAAGACATGGTGCATCAGCTATTGCAGGATCAAATCTTCAATTAGGAAGATCAAGAGGTACATTTAATGCCCCTACAATTGTTCAAAATGGTGATAACATCGGAAGGTTTGGATTTCTTGCCTACGATGGTTCAACCTATCAATATGCAGCGCAAATACAATGTAACGTTGATGGCGTTCCAGGAGCAGGAGATACACCAGGCAGTCTAATTTTACAAACTGTGCCTAATGGTTCATCAACACCTACAACAGCTCTTACTATTTCAAGTGCTCAAGTCACAAGCTTAGCTCAACCGTTACCTGTAGGGTCTGGAGGTCTTGGAATCACAACAACCCCAACGAATGGCCAAATTCCAATCGGTAACGGCACAAATTACACCGCTGCTACTTTAACTGCTGGGTCGGGGATCAGCATAACGAATGCTTCGGGATCAGTAACGATTGCTTCAAGTGGTGTATCTGCAACAACTGAAGTCACAGGGACATCTGCGACAATGGTTGCCAATAACGATTACATTGCTAATAACGCAGGTTTAGTTACTTTGACTCTCCCTACAACAGCTGCTTTAGGAACGGAAATTGGTGTATTTTATAAGGGAGCTGGAGGCTGGTTAGTTGCGCAAAATGCAGGTCAACAAATACGCATAGGAACATCTACATCGACAAGCGGGACTGGAGGATCATTAGCATCTTCAGCAGCTGGAGATTGTATAAAACTAAAATGTATAACCGCAGATACGCTTTTTGAAGTGTTTAGTACGCAAGGCAACATTACAGTAGTATAGAGGACTTATGCCAACAAATAACGCTATAAATAGCAATATCCCAATAGAAATTTCCAAAGGGGGAACAGGCTCAACTACGGGAGCTTTTACTTCTACAGTCACTCAAGTTTTTACAGCTTCAGGAACTTATACGCCAACCTCGGGTATGAAATTTTGTATAATTGAAGTCTGTGGAGCGGGTGGAGGGGGAGGTGGCTCATCGACGACTACGGGTAGTACCTCTTC